TTACTAATATTAACTTCACCAGTTCCATCAGGAATAATATCGATGTTACCGTTAGAAACAGAAACAATATCAAACCCATTAACATCTAGGTTTGCTCCTAGCTGTGGTGATGTGTCTCCTATAAGATCTGGATTAGCACTAGTCCAAGTAGAACCTGTGTATACAAAAAGACCGTTAGTAGTGCTGTCGAAATATAAAGCACCTGTAAGAAGTGCATTTCCATCGTTATCTACCGTAGGTGCGCTTGATTTACTACCTAAATATCTATCATCAAAACTATCTAATGCTGCTTCTGCATCATCTCGTGCTGATTCTGCGGATTGTCTTGCTAAAATAGCTAAATTCTTTTCTGCTGTTGTAGAACTTAATGCAGTTTGAGCATCATCTCTGTGCTGTTGTGCAGTGTTTCTATACTGTAAAGCAAGATCTCTAGCAGACTCAGACGCTGTTTGAGCATCTAACGCTTTTTCTTTATGGTGTAAAGCAGAAAAACCTGTTGTGCCATCAGATAAAGTAAATTGACTATCTTCTGCATTAATAGCTAGTTTCTGCGCATCATTTTTATAATCGTTTGTAGTATTACGATACTGTAGTGAAAGGTCTCTTGCACTTTCAGAAGCAGTTTGAGCAGCTACAGCATTAGTTTCAGCTGTTTCTGCATTAGTTTCAGCAAGCTCTGCCGCTGTCTTTGCTGTTTCAGCAGCTGTTTGCGCTGCTTCAGCGGCTACTCTTGCGGCATCAGCAGCAGCAATGTCTGCACCAATAGTTGATTTAAGTGAAACGGCTACTGTTCCTGTAGTTGTATTAAAAAGGCCGCCATCTTGTTCTTCAGATACAGCTCCCTCTAAAATAACGGTATCGGGATTTGCTGGAGTTGTCATTAGATTAATCCCCTCCCGTTAAAGTGTACTTGTAAGTTGCCCCCTGAAGCATTTCGATTAGCATCTTCATCATTAAGCTCTTGTATTTCATTTTGAAAAATAGCAAGATACTTTGCGGCTTGCTCGTCATCTTGCAGGTAAGCAAAACACTCTGCTAATGCTCCCATAAGAAGAATACGTTCATTCTCATCACGTAGCCAATTATACGCTTCTTGACCAATATAGTAAGTATTAGTTACTGTTCCTGCAGGGTCTGCTGCTTGTGCAGCTGTCGAAGTCGCATACGCTGTAGTGCTTGTGTTACTATTAAAAAATAACTGTGAAGCACCTGTTGTTGATGAAGTTGAAACATTGAGAAAACCAGCATTGTAGTTAGCTACATTAACATTGTATGTAGCATCTAACGCAGGGAGTCTACGGTAATAATGAAGCTCGACTTTGTCAGGTGTTCCTAATGCAAAAGATTTTTCAAACCCTGGAGCAAGAATAATAGTTGTACCTTGACGAGTCCAATATGCTTCAGTATCGTACTTCTCACCATAGCCATCATTAAATGTTCTAAGGTCTGCTTTTTCATTAAAGATACGAACGGTATTACTATTAGTATCTATTTCTCTAATTTGTATAAATTCGATAAGATCTGTAGGTGCTGTAATTTCTGTACGGCTTGGAACTAATCCTGTTCCATTTGTAGTAGCCGCCCGAAGATCTACTGCATTATAAGTTACAGTTTGTTCTAAGGCAGAAATACGCAACTTACGATAAGCTTTATCGGCAGCATAATTTAATGCATCTTTAATAATAGCATCACTTAATGCTGCGGTATCTCGGTTAGCCCAATCTCGAACATGGGTAACAAAGTTTGCATATGTTCTCGCCATACTAACCTCCTTAAGTGTTTACGACAAGATCACGATACTCAGTCATTAGAATAGTTTTAAGGCGTTTAAGATTATTTGGATCACGCATAAAAGTAGGATCGTGTAAATCAAGCTTATGCTTTTGAAGTATTTCAAGAGCTACAATATCAGGAATAGTAGCAAGCTTACGATAGCCATCTTTACGTATTCCATAATAGTCTTGTTTTTCTCTTTCAAGCTTAGCATGATCTTTAAAATCACTAATGTCTTGTTTTGCTTCCCACTGGTTTGTATCTAAATCATAACCAGCTTTAATGCCTTTTTCTTTAACTGTAGCACTGTGAAATTTAAATTCATTTTCTGTTGCCATAATGTCCTCTCTCACTTATTAAACGGCTGGTTCAGTATAAGCTACAAATCTTCCTGATTTGCCAATATAACCAAGTCTAGTTCCTGTAGTGGCTACAGTGCCTGTGTTTGTAGTACCTACATTTGGATTATGAATATCAACGTGTGTAAGCCGATAACCTGTTGCGGTTTGTTCAGTGCGCCATACACATGTTTCTGCAGGGTAAGTATTCCCGTTTGCTGTTTGAATAACTAGCATTTTACTGTACTCCTTTTATTTAACGATTATTGTAAACTTTACAACCTGATTTAGCATATACAGGATCAATTCCCATTTTGCCACCATCATATTTATGAACAGGTGTTTTTCCTTCATTCATAGGATGGTCTTTCATAAGATGACGCATTTCTACTTCATCTCCCATACCCATTTTCTTTTTATATTTTTTAAATTCTTCTGAACGAGAAGGGGGTGCTTTAGGGGTTTTCTTTTTCTTTTCATCACCCATTTTATTCTCCTTTTCCTTTACCAAAAAGTTGACTTATATCAAAGGTTGGCTTTGGAGGCTCATCTTCATAACCGCCATAATTAGGGTTACGCTTGTTTTCTACACGTTCTCTAGCTCTACGCATTACCATACCTTCACGACCCATGTCACGAAGTTGTTGTGCTGCTTTAGCATTTTCAGAACCATGACCACCATACATTCTACGATAATCTTCTGCTTGTTCTTTAGAGCCAGCAAAAATATTTCCTTTTGGACCAAATCCAACATTTCTTGAAACATCTTTAAATTCAGGAGAAGAACGAACACGAAGAACTTTTTTCTCTGGTCTTTTGTAAACATTACCAAGTGCATCAATATCTTCGCCTTCTTGAGGAACTCTCATATTGTTGCCTTTTTCAGTTGCCCGATCTCTAAGCGGTGCTTTTCGCATTTCTTCTTCTCTGTTACGAAACAAAATATCTAAAGCTGCTTCTTCTTCTGCTATTTTTTGTTGCCTTTTAGCTTCTTCTCGACTAAGCTGTTGTACTGCCATTATTTTCTCCCTGTATAAACTGTACCACCGCCAGAATAATAGGTTGAAGGTTGGCCCATGTTAGCAGAAGCTTCTATTGCTCCTCCTGACGCTTTTTTAAGGCACTTACCAGCTGCTTTACATTTTGCTGCTGTTTTACAACTTGGGCATAACTTCATAATAAACTCCTTAATAATAAGAATAGGGAGACCCTGTTAGAGCCTCCCTAAAAACCTTAGTTAAGGCCGTAAATAGCACCACAACCCTTAGGGTTACGTACTTCAAGAGTGAATTCTTCAACCATCATTCCTTTGGTTGAATCACCTTGCTGGCCTACATCTACTTCCTGCATTGGACGCAGAGTAGCAATATTAAACCACATTGGATCATAAATTAAAGCTGAGAAATCTTTAACTTCAGTAGTAGCTGCAAGGTTTGCAGGAGTACCATTTGAGTTTTGGAATTGAACAGCATTTGAAAGACCCATAATATAGTTAGGAACTACCATAATATCACCGAAGTCTGACATGTATACGTCTACTGACTGACGGAGTTTACCGTCTGCATCCATGTTACGGCGTACACCAGTATCACCAACCATTAGGTCAGAGAAGTCACGACGTAGCTTTGGAGAAACCATGATACGAGTAGCTTTACCACCTTCTTGATAAATCTTCTGCATTACTTCATCAATATCAGACAGAGCAAGTGAACCTTTAGTAGGTGCTGCAGTAGTTGTCAAAGAAGAACGAATAGTAGCTGTACCATTTGCAGTTGTTGCTGGAGCAGCCCACTGACCTGCATAGTTAACAGTTCCACCATCGTTAATAAACGCTTGGAAACCACCAGCAGAACGTGCATTAGAGTTTTGTGCAGCTACAGCAGCTGATACGTTAAACGAGTGAACCATATCATGCTCAACGTCACGACGAAGTTCAGTACCACGCTTTTTAAGCTGGTATGCATATTCGTCAGCTACGCCAGCCTGATCGACTGCGCGACGTGTGCCTGATACAGCAATAGTTTTACCGTTAATCTGGGTATAGTTACCAAGACGAGTACGGTTTGGCCCATCATGAGCAAACTTAGTGCCTACTGCAGGAGTTGCAGTTGCGCCACCAGTTGCTGGCTCAAGGAAGTCTTGACCTTCTGGAATACGGCTTGAGCCTGGAGCTTCCAGAGTGTCGGTTTGCCATTCGTGATAAATAGCAGTAGCTTTTGTCTTACCAATAGAAGACACGAAAGGAGTTTCATCACGAGTAATCATCGTGATAAAATCGGCAAGTGACTCACGTTGTGAGACATCTTTACCAGTTGAACGGGCTGGGCCTCCTGGACCACCTGTGCCACGTACACCAAGTACATTAGTCATTTTTTATTACCTCCAACGGTACTAAAGATTTAAAGAGCGTTGTGCAAGACCCCTCAAGAAATCCATTTGTTCCGCTTCAGTAGCGTCTTCTGAAAAAGCACGATCTCGAACTGTTTGTTCACGTTGTGCTTGTTTCTTTTTAGACGATGTAGCCTTTTTAACAGGCGCACGTTTAACTGAAGCTTTTTTCCGTTTAGCTTGACCAGAAGTAATTCCTTGTTTAAGACGTCTAAAGTCGTCTACAAATTTAACAATAGTAGGATCTGCAACCGTATCTAATATTTCGGGTGAGATGCCTTCACTAATAGCAAATTCACGAATTGCCATAGCTGTTTCTTCGTTAAAGTCAGGAATCATATTGGGAATTTTTTCGTTGAAATAATCAAGTTGTTCTTCCCATGCTTTTTCTTGCTGTTGAGACATTTGCTCTTGAATAGTTGTAACAATCTTTTCGCGTTGATTTCTAGCTGACCAATACTCTTTTTGAATTATTTCACGTTTGTCTTTTAATTCATTTACTTCGTATGTATCGCCTTCATCTCTTGCTTTTTGAATTGCTTCTTCAAGTCCATGATACTCTTTAGCTAAACCTTGTTCTTGAGAATAGAGTACAGCGGCACTAGCTTGAGCTGTTGCTTCAATTTCGCCTAGTTTACCTTGATACTCTTCTTCGAGTTGTTTTCTTGCATCACCAAGTTCACGACCCTTCTTTGAAAGATGTTGTTCAGTAGAGTAACCTTTAATAAGATCACCAAAAGATATTGCAACTTCTTCACCATCTATTTTAATGGCTACCTTTGCATCTAAGTCAAGATCGTCTGCAGTATACAAATCAGCATCTTGGGTAGCGTCTTCCGAGGCATCCTCATCTTCTTCATCTACTTCTTCGTCTTCTACTTCTTCTTCAACTTCTTCAGTATCGTCTTCCTCTGACGCTTCGGGTACTTCTTCGTCAGATTCTTCCGTGTCTACTTCAGGGATTTGCTCATCGGGTAGAGATTCTTCATTGTTTAAAAACGCTGTGTTTTTAAGAATATCATCCAGCAAAGCCGCTTCTGTTTGACTATCAGTCGCAACAGAGTCATCCATTTGGGTAGAGCCTGTGTTTGCTTCTGCCATCTTTAAGCCTCCTTCTTAGGTTGCTTGTTAGAATTTATTTTAGACTGGTATTGTTTTTGCAAAGCATACATTTCAGTTAATGTTGATGCGTTAAGTTTTGCTTTACCAGCACTCCTCATTGAATCATATTCTAGAGTGTTAATCATTTCATTAACATTCTCTAAAAGTTTTTCATAATCAATTGGTCTCATTGTTGTCATCCTCTGTTATATGTGGAATGTTTTTACCGTACATTTCAAAGCCCATAAGCTTTTCTTTTACACTACCTAACCCCATTGCTGCTGCATAAAGAAACTCTCTTGTTTTAGTTTCATGAGGGTCAGTTTGTAACCATTCCACAAAGTAGTCTACTAATACTTCTCCATACGCTTCATCAAAGAATTCATCCCGTTCTCTAACTGCAAATTCACCTTTTAATAAGGCTTGTCTAGCTAGTTCTTCGGGATGAATTTTATGATTTCCGTAGGACTTTTTATTGCCCAGCCTCTTCTCGGCTGACTTGCGATACTTGTCCATTTGTTCCTTCTTGTGTTTGTGGCATAATAATTTGTCTTGCCATCATAAGTATTTGATCATAACCTGGATGTTCAGGTAATTCAGAACCTTCTTTTGTTGCTTTAACAGTAAGGTCCGCCCATTCTTGAAAATGCCTATCAATCGATACAGCAAGTTGTCTTGCATTATCGTCCATAGTATTTTTAGCTTGTGCATTAGTATAACCAACATTTGCCTCTGCAAGTGAAGCATCCGCTTCCATTTTACGTTGTTCAACTTTAGTTCTAGCTTGTTTCATCTGACTTTGTTGTTGAATTGCTTGAGCTGCTTTTTGTTTAAATTCATCTGTAGTATAATCTTCTAAGAAATCATTACTATCTAAATTCATAGATTCAATAAGCTTTGTTGCTAATACAGCAGGGGCTTCTGGTTTAATAACCATACCTGCACCTTGTTGATTAAGTGAAGGCAAAATTTCTGAACCCACTTTAGTAAACTTCATAATCATATTATTATTAGAGTTTTCTCCAATATCTAACATAATTTCTACATCCATTTTGGAAGGAAGTTCTGCTAAATCAATAGATCCGTATACACCATTTTGGTTGTAATATTGTTTGCCTTTCATATTCTTTTTCATTGTTTCATAAACGCCACAAATAAGCCGCTTGAATCCAGTCTCCGCAAATCTACGCGCGATATGCTGGATTCGTTTTTGAGCTGCAGATTGAACTGCACTCAGCTTTTGTTCAGAGTTACCTGAAACATAAAGCGTGTCGTTAAGGCCTTGTGCGGCTTTCGACATACCAGTTGCTTGCTCTTTAATTGTTTGTAAGTGTTCAAGCAACGGAACTGTTCCCGTTGAGATAGTCTCAGGGGGTAATGCGGATACTGCTGCTGTCGGATTACCATTAGTAGGAATAATTTGTTTAGGCTTCATATTTTGAAGCGCACTAAAATCAACTACGTTTGGATCCGCTAGCTTTGGCGAATAATTTGTAAGGTATGTATTTTCTACAAATCCACGAAGAATAGCTGTAGAAGCTAGTGTAGAGCTACGAGTAAAGTCTGCCATAGACAAACCATAAAACTCATGTGGAATATCAATAGGAACAATAGATGCGAGGGGAATCATTTCACAATCTTCTTCCCAAAGAATATGGCTTCCAGCAGTAATAATATGTTTAAGCTCTGCGATGCCATCTCCGTCTCTATCTACACGTAACCATGATTCTGTAACAGTTACTTCTGAATTTGCTTCTAGAGAATATATACCTTCTGAATCCATTCCTTGCCAGTAAGTTTGACCTACAATTTCTTTTCGTGCTGCAAGTTCTTGACTGTATGGGCTATTACCTAACCAATTTCCACTTACGCCAAGTTCTGCCCACACGCTTTCATCTAAGTCATTTGCCCATTCAGGGTAATACTTACGCAAATCAGATTTAGTCATATCTTGTTGAATAGCTACATATGAAGCATCTTCAATATCTTTTGCATCTTGACTAATTCTAAATGCTTCTGGTGGAACACATTCTAATTTAATTCTACTTTTATCAATCTTTTTTCTTAATCGAACATCGATATATCTAATTAAATCTGATGTTCCATCGAGCGTTAGCTCGCCGACGATTTCATAATTTGGATTCGCAAGGATCTCGTCTAGCTTAGCTTCGTCAATCGATTCATATTCTTCAATCACATAGTCAGTATCTTCTACATAGTCCCAACGCATAATTGCGTTTTTCCAAAGAAGAGATGCCTTCATCCAAGTTTGTAAAAGTTCCCAGCCTCTGTTCTTTTTAAATAAACAATAGTTAACAAGCTTAGAAGCTTCTTTAGCTGCTTTAAATGCTCCTGGAGTTTCGTCATAAGGAACAAATCTAGCTAGTTTACCATTGCTTAAAAAGAGATCAGATAATACTGCTGTATACGCTTCCACTACTTCTGTAGTAGACGTATCAACAATGGTACTAACACCTTGCGGCTGTAAATGCGCATGGGGTACACCTGCGAACTCATAAGTTGCTTTTTGACGCTCATGAGTAAGATCACTGCTGTTAAGCCAATCGCCTACACTGTTAGCTACACCTGCTTCAATAAGGCTAATTAACTGTTCATCGTTTACTGCTTCTTTATAACCTGCTTTAGCCATTATACCTTATTCCTCCCTGTATAGAGAGGTTTAGCATTAGCCATAACTTCAGGATTATAACTTTTACTTCCTGGTTGTGATAGCGGAACTTTACGCTCTGCTTTTTTAGGGGTTTTCTTTTCTTTCCCCTGCTGTATAAATCGTGACATTCTCCGCTCCTGGGATTACCATTTCACTTTATTGGCCCAGTAAGCTGCACTCATTGGACCTCTTTTAATATTTTTTCTATGGCGTGCTTTCCACGCTTTATTTCTTTTGCTTCCATCAGGGCTTCCTTTTACGCCTTGAGAGCCAAATCTAATTAATTTTTCTTTACCACCACTCCGTGCAAGCACTGCATGGGACTTTGTAGGATGACTTGGCGTTCGTTTTGGTTTGTTATAACCTGAAAACGTTTCACCACCTTTTTTAATTCTTCCCATTTAATCCTCCACAAAGTCTATAATGTAGTAATGATCGTTATTTTTTTCAAGTGTAACTGTTTTTTTCTTACAACTATATCGATTACCAGATCCTACATTCCTATCGATTTTACGTTTTACAGCAAGACAATCAGATAGTGTAAAGTGAGGAGTCCATTCAATAGGCTCTCCTCCAAGAGTTAAGAATAAAACAAAAAGAGTTTCTTTCATTAGTGGTCTCCATTACGTAATTTTTCTATATGTGCCTCTAATGCAGAAATTCGTTTTTCATAAAACTCTAGCGTAAGCTTTTGTTGTTGATCGTATGGTGCGCGGCCTTCTTCTATTTCGGTTGTTAAAGACTCTAGCTCACCTGCAATGTGTTCTATTAGCATAAACTGTTCACTGTCTGCAGGAAGCGAACCCATTTCACCTCTAGGCCATTTTATTCTAAACTCGGTGTTTTGACCTAAGTCGGCTTTCATCATAGTTATGTTTGTTTCTATTTGATTAAGCCTTTCTATTATACCGAAGTAAGCCCAAGTAGCAACACTGGCTGCAGCAACCATACTTATAATATTTCGTAGAGGTAATGCTACTTCTGTGTTGTCACTTATTTTAGGCATTACTTATCCCCTTTATGTTCATGTCCCATCCATATTCCGAATACGCCTGTCATAACACCCATGACTACCGATACGAAAGCAGATTGTTGTGAAGTTGGATCAGGCAAATCCATAAACCATTCTGCACAACGCCAAGACATAACTGTACTAGCTAACATCATTA